GCCACGCTCGTGCCGCCGACCTCCGTGCCGCTCACAGTGCCGAGGGAGGTGATCGCGGGCGCACCGCCGCCCGCTGGCGCTGACCAGCCAAGCGCTCCTATGACCCCGGGAAAGCCCATCAGCTCAGCACCACTGGGTAGACGAGCAGCAATGCTATGCTGTTGACCGTGCAGTATTTGTACCCGCAGGAGATCAGCGCACTGGCCGAGGTCGGCACCGAGCCGCCCACGTACTTCACCGTGCAGCCGCTCGCCGCGAATGTCACCGCGTATCCGGTGCCATTCTGTTGCACCACAACCGTGCCTTGGTCGCCGTCTGCGCCGTTGGTCAATGTGAGCGTGGTGACCTGCGTGATTGTGTTGGTCTGATGAAAATCATTGCTCGCGGAAACGTCGAGCGACGCCGCGCCCGCAGACGGCGCGAACGCAGCATCGGCAGCTCGAGCGCGCCCGGTGAAGATTGCGCCCGCTAAAGCTGCGGCGCCCAACGTCGTCAGCATCGCAGCAGCTGTCGTGTCGTCGAGCAGCGCGCGCGCGGCAGCCGTGCAGACGATCTCTTCGACGACTCCCGCACCGGCCGTCGAACGACCCAGGAGCCTGTCAGTAGCCGACACGTCCTGCATTTTGGCGTAGGTGACAGCATCGTCGGCTATTGCGGTCGTGCCGCTGCCTGCCGCTGCTGTCACGTCTCCAGCGAGCGCCGCACGGCGGATCGAACCCGAGCCACTGAACTCCAGCCCGCCTCCAACCGTCAGCACCTCGGGCACGCCAGTGCCGGCAGTGTCACGTCCCAGCAAGCTGTCGGTCGCCACGTTCGCGAGCTTCGCCAACGCGATGCCGCCGTTGGGTACTCCGATCGTCCCCGGGCCCGCTGAGTACGTGATCGTCGTGCCATCCACCACTGCGCTGATTGCTGTCATTGCGCCTGCTCCTTTCCTACTCGCGTGTTATGGGAGATGCGTCGAGGTCGTGCGTGATAACCGAGTCGTCGAGGTCGTGCGTAATCGGCTCCCCGAGCCCCTCTACCACTGCCGCTCCGCCTCCATAGTGCGCCATCCCGCTCAACTCGTTACCGAGCTGGCCGTAGTGCAGTCCGGGGCGCCTGTGCGTCACGCTATCACGTACCCCGCGCTGAGCCCCGTAGCCGCTCCGCCCGAGGTGCTGTCGTAGAAGATGCGCGTAAAGGCTGGAGGCGTCCAGATAGGGATCCAGATCGTCACAGCATCAGCTGGGTCCGTTATCGTTATCTTCCGATCATCGGACCCATCGATCACCACCGTTGTTGGATCTGTCGTGAACATCTTCTCAAGGCTTATCGACAAACCCACGCTGCCGTCCGGGCCGAGAAGGCTCCCTTGCACGTACAGCACACCCACGGGATCGGTCGTTGCCGCGACCGTGATCCACAGGTCCAGCCTGCTGCGATCGCGGCAGTTTATCCAGCCCGAGGTGTAATCCGCCGCGACGCTACCGTCTACGATCCACCTCGCCACGGTCATCGCTGTGCTTTCAATCATCGCTGCTCCTCCGGGCGCTGTAGTGCCCCCATGATGCTAGACAGGGTCGGCTGCTTGTAGCCGCGGTCGCCCGCGATGTGCCTCGCGGCAGGGTACGCCCTCAGCTTGAGCGGTTGTTGGTTGCCTAGCACGCGAGCCGTCATAGACACGCCAGCGGTCGGCATTGCTTCATTTCGCAGACGTTGTAAGTCGCGCAGTGTCAGAATGAGCTCGAGCTTCGCGCGCGCACCGGGGTCAGACGCCACCATCTCGCGCACGTTCGCCACCAACGGCTGCTCATCGCCGAAGTTGGCCAGTGACCGCTCGATTTGCGCGCGCTGCCTGATGTCGTCGGCGCTTATAGCTTGGTCGGGCCTCACGCCTGCGCCTTCGCGCGTTGCCTGAAGCTTGCCGATCTCCCGCTCATTCGACGCTCGCGCAGATCTCAGCTCCGGGAACGCTTCCATGTCCTGGCGCGCGGCGCCCGCGACGCGCTCGAACTTCTTCTTTGCAAACGGCGGGAGATCCTTGCTGTAGGTGGCAAGGTCGTCAAGTGCAGAAACGGTGTTGTCAAGCTGCGCCGCTGTCAGCTCGTTGGGCACCAAGTGCACGGTGTCAACATCGTCTGCTACGGCAAAGCCAAGCCCGCGCGCTCGCTCTGCCGATATCGTCCGCAGCGTGCCTTCAGGCTCTGGCGCATTCTCCATGCCCGGGCCGAACGCAAGGCCGGCCCGGTCAGCCACGCGGCGCCTCGCGGGCACCGCCCTGAACAGGTGCACCGCTTCCTCCGCGAGTCTTGTGTTGTTGACGAAAGGCGTCATCCGTTGCTCGGTCAGAATATCCGAGACTGCTTGTGCCGTTGCCGCAGCGCGCTCAGTACGGACCGGCTCAACACCAAGACCAAAAGACCCCGGACCTTGACTCAAGCGCAACGCGCCGGCTTTACGAGCCGTCATGCGGTCGACTGTCTCTGCGTCCCACTTCGAGCCCACGCGCTGGATCTCCTCCGCGCCCTCCTTTGCGGCGGCATCGAGCGCGCTCAAGCGTCGCGCTCCCGCCAGCCCGGGGACGCTCGGGTCCTGCACCGTGCGGATCGCCTCATCGACGCCGGGCACTCTTTTGACGCCCCCAAGCGGGCCAAACTCCACCCCAGCTTGCTCAAGCCGCGTCAGCGGAAGAGCATTGGCGGCGGTGGTGCGCATGTGCTGCGTGAATGCGTTGGCAGCCTTGCGCGTACCTCCGGCCGCAGCGCCCAGCGCGCCGCCTGCGAGGCCGCCGATGCCCACAGCGAGCGCCGGGTCAATCTCCGCGTCCTTGCCCTCGAACGCGCGCTCCACCCCAACCTCAGCGCCAGCCGCCGCCGCGCCGCCAAGCGCCCCTTCGGCCGCGATGCGCGCAGCTGGCCGCGCGGCGAGCGCCGGGACGAGCCGCGGCACAGCAGCGCTCGCGCCTTTCGTAAGCAGTCCAGCCATGCCGCGCGGTCCGAATGCGAGCGATCCCAGCGCTCCCGCGCCCGCCGCGATCGGGTGTCTGCCCATCAGCTCCTCGATCTGATCTGCTTGCGAACGCACCAGTCCCGCAGCGTTGGCTTCCCTGTGGAACGCGAGGAGCCGGTCTTCACCCGCGAGCTTCGTTGCCCACTCTGGGTTTTCCACTTGCCGCCCCACGCCGCCCGTTACGACGGAGTCAAGGCCGCCCAGCCCTGCGGCTAGCATTTCGCGCCAGCCTTCTTGCCCAGGGGTAACGCGGCGCACCGGCACCCGGTGCTTTGCCGCGAGCGCTATCGCGTCCGCGTAGGCCTTGTCCGCGTAGGCCTGGTAGGCCGGCGATGCTCGTCCCTCGCGCTGCACCTGCACTGCGCCCTCTTCATCGCCTCGCGCGCGCAGTGCCCCCGCTACAGTGGCGGGCTCTGCGTCGTAGTACCGAAACCCTGGCCCCTCGCCAGCCGTCTCTTCCTCTCCGCGTGGCTCACGCAGGCCTTGCGTTTCCGGATGCTGCTCGATCTGCTCCGACTTCTCCACCCGCCAAGCCTGCCCGTCGAACACAGCGAAGCCGCCCGCGTGCGGGCCGCTCTTGATTGGCTTGCGCTCGCCTGGGTCGGCCATCACTCAATCTCCTAGGTCGGCAGGGTCGACTGTGTCCCCTAGGTCGGCAGGGTCGACTGTGTCCCCGTCCGCCGCGGGCAGACCGTTGAGCACCTGCTGTTTTACGTACTCATCCGCGTGCTTCTGAAGAGCCGGGCGCGCGCTGTTGTACGACGCTGATGCCTTCACCGCGTCTTGCACGTGTCGCCCCATCGCCAACATGCGGCGTTCGGTCGCGACCTTCATTCTCTGCGCTGCCTCGCGCAGCTGGCGTACGAAGCCTTCACTCAGCTGGCCGGCGTTCTTGTCGAGCGAGTACCTTTCAAGCTCCGCCTGAAACTCCTCCCAAACTCCCGCGCCGCCAAGAATAAATTCGCGGTCGGCGTTGCTGGGTGCGCCTGGCAACGTCGCTTTGAGGAGCATGCCAGCGGCCTTTCTGTGGTCCAGGCCGTTTTCGCTGTTGGCGTTTTCAATCGCATCCGCAGAGAGGTCGCGCACCGCGACCATCTTCCGCAGCTGCGGCAGCCCACCGTTGACGAGCGCAGTGTTCGCGCGAATCTCTTTATCCAGGTAGCGGGCCGACTCTTCGTGTAGCTTCCGCAAGCGCTCGATATCGATTTGCGTTTTCAGCGACGCTCCGCCCCCGACGCCTGCCCTCCTCTTTTCCTCAAGCCGCGCAGCGGCAGCGGCGCGGTCATCGAATTCCTTCTCCAGTTCAGGCCCCGCCTTTTCTCCGTACAGCGCGAACATGGTGTCAGCGTCTTCGTCTGTGACCGGCTTGGTCGTGGCGATTCCAGACACGGCCATCGCCCGAGCGCGACGTCGCAGCGCGTCGCGTTGCGGCTCACTGAGCGTCGCAAGGTCGACAGTCGCAACCACATCGCCTCCGCGCGTGACCTTTACCTTCCCGTGCTGCGGCGGTTTCATCACAGCAGCCCCGCCAAGAAGCTCGTCTACAGATTCAATCGCGGTGGGCTCCCCAGGCGCAGGCGGCTCTTCGTACTGAAACCCCATCTCGGGACCGCCAGAGCGCACACGCGCTTCGAACGCCGAGATCGACCTCGGGTCGTCTGACTTCAGCGCATCCATCGCACTGGCGATCGTCTCGTATTGCCGCCTGTACTGCGCGTCCGCATCTCGCGCTTCCTGGACCTTGCGCGCGCTTGCCTGCTCTTCGAGCGCTCGGCCTTGGCGCACCGTCTCGGCAATCATCTGCTGCTCTTCGAGCGCTCGCCTCTGCTGCAACTCCGCTGCGTGCTGCCGAGCGCGCGCAATCGAGTTGAACCCTTCCTGCATCTCGGCCACGCCCGCGACAGGCGACGCCGCCTGCGGGACGAGAGAAAAGATGTCGCGTGGAGTAAGTGCCATCGCTATGCCGTCTGTGGTTACTTTACAGCCCCAATTACGCTGGCAGCTGCCCCGATGTCGCCTCGCAGCGATGCGCGCGCGTTCATCAACTGCGCGTACTTCGCTTGATCGCCGCCCGCGATCGCAGCGATCTCCGCATCGCTCATTTCCATCAGCTTGCCCAGAAGCTCTTGCGTGCCTTGCGCCGTGATGTCCGCGGCCTTGCCACCCACTGTCAGCAGCCCACCAAGCGTGCTATCAATCCGCTCTTGCCTGCGTGTATCGGCCGCGCCTGCAATCTCGCCCGTGCCCATCGTGCGCTCGAAGCGCTGCGAGTCGGTCGATCCGTGGATCTCGGCCGCTGCCATAAGCCTAGCGAGGTCGCCCTCTGTCGCTGCTCCGGCGAGCTGCCCGCCGCCCAAGAGCTGCGCCAACTGAAGCTCGCCCGCGCCACGAGACGATGCATCGGCCGACTGCGCCGCAGTCACGCCGCCGCTGGCCCAATTGCGCGCCGCTTCGTCACGGTTCAGCGCATAATCAGCCTCGCGATTGGCCTGCTCGGCGCCGAGCCCCACCAGCGCATCACTGATCATGCTCGTGCCGCGGCTCGAGCCGAACGCGCCCCGCGCCATCAGCTGCCGGTTCAGGTCCTCTGTCGTCTTCTGCCTCTGCCGGTCGTAGTAGAGGTCCAGCCCCGGCAAAGCGTCCAACGTCTGACGCTGACGCTCGTAGTTGTCATAGGCTGTCTGAGCGTTCTGCGCGGCGCCTGGCATCGCGTTGAACTTGCCGGCCACGCCGTTCCAGTAGTCTGTCGCGGCGCTTGGAGCGTTTAGCTGGCCTGCGTTCTGCCCTGCCCACGCGGCCAGCGCGGTCGGCTGTTGCAGCTGCGACATTAGGAATGGCGCCTGCTGCTCTTGCATGCCCGGCTGGCTCTGATCCATCCAGTTCGGCACGGGAGCTGCTGTTGCTGCTGGCGCGACGGCCCCCCCCGAGGGGGCGGGCGGCGCGAATGGCGTCAGTGGCGGTAGAGCAGGGGGGGGCGGACCGGCCACGCCAGGCTGCGGCGGCCCTGGATTCTCAGAGCCCAGACCAGCAGAATCGGGCACACCGAAATCCGTGTAACCCGGGTACTGCTGCCCGTAGTACTGGCTTGCAGTCTTCGCCATCTCAGCCCCTACCCTGCTCGCGCATCGCGCGCGCGATGGGATCTTCGTTGCTGGCTGGCGGCGGGGTCTGGCCTGCGACCATCCCCGGGGTTGCCGGGTTCGCCCCGAGCGCGTTCAGGTCGAGCGCGAAGCGCGGGTCGCCGCCCGCCATACCCTGCACGAAGGCATTGCTCGGGCCGAGCGCGCCTAGAGTCTGCCGCAGCGCGTTCTGGTAGCTCTGCGCTACGTCAGGACGCATAGCGCGGTACTTCTCGGCCATCTCTTTGAAGCTCTGGCGTGCTTGCTTTTCCTCGTCACTCTCAAAGAGCGAGCCGAGGATCGGAATCCGCGAGGTTTCCATCCCCAGCGCGGACGCGCCCGCCGTCAACGGACTTGCAAGAAGGCCTCCAAAATCGTCAAGCAGACCCATGACGCCACCTCACAGCACCTCGAAGTGCTCTTCAACGCCTGCTAGCTGCAAATCCTCTACCCCACTGAACGTAGCACGCCACTGACGTGTGCGATACACGCCCAGGCTGCGGCGCTCGACCACAAGCTCACGGTCGCTACCAGCGCCAATCTCGACCGCGAGCGGCGAGCTCCAGGGGCCATCCGCGTCCCGGTATTCAATCAGCAACACGCCGCCAGTTCCGTGCCCGCGCCGCAGGCTAATCCCGATTTTGTTGCAGTGCTTTCTCGCGGTCGTACCGTGGCTTTGATACCCCGTCTCGATCGTGCCCACCACGGGCTCACCAAGATCCGTCGCCGCACCAAACGACAGCTGACCAACCTTGCCGCCAGCAGTTCCAACCAGCGGGACACCGCCGTATCGAACGTGAGCCGTGACACTAAACGGCGCCAGCCCGCTACCTGCGCTCCACTGCGACCATCCGCCGCCCGCGTAGACGAACGTTCTGCCATCGGTGGGGAACGTCCACACGAACCCGTCGACGGCGCCCAGCTGCAATCGGTAGCCGTAGCAGTCATCGACGGTAGCCATTTCATGCAACGTTTGTTGAATCGGCCCCGAGAGTGACTCGGCGCCGCGACCGTCACTGACAACGAACCGGCGCGCAGAGTCCAGCCACGCAAAGCCACGGTCTAGCCTGAGCACGGAATACGGAGCGAGCAACCCAACCTCGAGCGTGCCGACTCGCGCGTAACCGAGCGCCGCGTCGCCCCCGAAGAACTCCGCGTTGCTCGCGCCAAAGGCCGCGATTTCCGATACCGACTCAAGCAGCGCGATGACGGGCTCCGGTCGCGAGTCTGCTTGAACCTCGCCCGACTCGGGTCCGATCCAATCCTCGTGGCCGGCGTAAGACGAGCCGGCTGCGCCCGCCGAGTACGTGATTGTGTTGAGATTGGTCACAACGTCGTTGGCTAGCAGTCGCGAGTTATTCGCGATGATGTGGCTGCACCGCGGCGGGGCTCCGCCAAGCAGGCTCGTATCGAGCGCTGGGCCGAGCAGCACCTTCTGCGGGTAGCTGCCGGCCGCGATCGCCAAGATAGCTTGCGTCTCGGCGAACACCGGGCGCTTCGTTCCAAACAAGCGGTCTGTCAGCGTGCGCACCGCCCCGCCCTCAAGCGCGTACACGACCTGCATGGGGTCGGCCTGGCCGACCGCGATGACCGGCCCGCGCACCGTCGCGTGCAGCCCCGTGATGCCTGCGCTGTGGATGGCTGCCGAAGGCGCCACCGCGTGCGTTGTGATTCCTGGTCGCCGGCGCACGCACCCCGCCGCGTCGACCACCACGTTGCGCGCCACGCTGGGCGCACCGGCGACCGCCGCACCGTCCGACTGCTGCGGCACGAACGGGATCTTCGCCGATGACAGGTCCATCAGCTGTCCAGCCAGGGGCCCGGAATCACGAAGAGCACCGACCCCCCATGCATCGCCGCGTAGTCAAACCAGTTGACGGACTCAGCGCCGATGGCCTGCGCGAGGTTTCCTAGCGCGTCTGCGGTCGTCGGTGGAGTACCGTCCGACACCTGAAACGTCCTGCTTGAGCCATCGTCGTTTCGGATAAAAACCGTGCCGCGGGCTCCTTCCGGTGGCTGCTTGACAAGCAGGGCAACGTTGGTGGCAGCTACGTTGGTGCAGTAGAGAAGGCCGTATTGGTCGGTATCGAGCACCTGTCCTGTCGCTGTGATCGTCACATCCGCGCGGCGTGTCTCGCGCGTTGCCAGCGTCACCCGCGCGCCCTTGCTCGCCGCACGCGCGCTGTAGCTGTACGCCGTTACTGCGGAGCCAAAAAACATGTTTCCGCTCTCTGTGAAGTCCGAAGTCGACGCGTAAGTTCCGAGCGCGATCGCGGTCACAGCGCCGGACGCGTGCATGAACATGCAGCCCTGCACATGGCCGATGACCGACGTAGAGGCCCACTGAAAAACGTTGAACGTTCCGAGCGACGCCTCCGTGTTGAACGAGCAGTTGTCTGCGAAGATCACAACGGCGCGGATCACCCCGTTGGTGGGGTTGTAGCCGACGCCCGGCACGTGCCCGCAATCCACCATCGACAGCGTTGTCACGTCCACCGCGTTGGTGGTAGCAGACGCTGCCTGCTCCATGACCACGCGCTGCATCCGCGCGCCACCCGAGCCATATACGCACTGCCCCGCGTTGTAAGGGCCGCCGAGGTAGCAGTCTACGAGATCTACGAGCGCACCGCCGCTTAGGACAACGACAGCGCCGGTGTTGGCCTGCGTCGCAGCCACCGTCAGCCCGGCCACCACTTGAAACGTCTGCCCGTTGGGCGACGCATCGCCAAAGCGCAGCCCGTCTTCCGCAGCGCTGTCCATGGCCACAGTGGTGCTGGTTGCCCCGCTGCCCGCGACCGCCACAGTCGCGTACACGTACACCATCGCGGTGATCCTGTAGGTCCCCGCCGGGAAAAACACCGTGCCGCCGCCGGCTGCCTCGGCCGCGTCGAGCGCGGCTTGAATGGCCACAGTGTCGTCAGCGACTCCGTCGCCAACGGCCCCGTACTCCTTAACATTGAAAACGAGCCCTGTCAGGCGCGCTAGGACGGTCGACATGTTCGTCGCCGCGCCTCCGAAGAGCACTTGAAAGTTGGTTGCGCCTGCGCTGGCGTACCACCGCCCCAGCACGGTATTGACGTCCACAGGGTAGCTCGTGCCCGCGCCAGTCGCGCCGCTCACGCGGTTGGTCCCCGTGAACGCCGAGCCGCGGTAGTCCACGAGCGCGGCTTCGCCGCCAAGCGTGAACGAGCACACCGTTGCGCCGGCCGCGTCGTAACAGACGCAATCAACCAACTGCGCGACGTACGCGACAAGGCGCCCGTTGCCATCAAGCTCTATGTTCGCCGTGGGCGTCACAGCCGAGCCAGCGTTCGGGTCAGTGTAGTACGTCGCACGCGTGCTCGTTCCGTGAACGAACACCGCCGCGGCGCCGTTTTCTGCGCCCCGCACTCCCGCCGCCAGTGGACCAAGCAAGTGCATCAGACTGGTATCCCACTGTTGGGCGTGAAGCGGACCTGCGACCCGCCAGTTGAAGTCTGAGGATTGATGAGCCCTGTGGCGTTCTCATGCAGGCGCACGTCAGCGCCGCGCAGCAGCGACAAGCCAAGAGCATCGACCCGACCGTTGAATGACTCGAGGTCGAGCGCGTAGCCGGCAAAGCCGAAGGCTCCACCGTCGAACGTGCACCCCGGCAACCGTATCAGGCCGCCAATGTTGGGGCCGTACGCGCTCATGACGCCAGCGCCAGCACCTAGCTCACGCGTCGTGTTCACGGCCTCGAACGTGCTGTTTTCGCAGGTCATCGCTACCTCCGCGTTGTTGAAAACGACCCCCGCGAACGGCTCGTCAACGCCATCGATGCGCTGTAAACGACTGTGGCACCCGCGCATAATGAAGTCCGCGTCGTTGACCAACACCAGCTGCACAAGGTCAAACGTGAGCCCGGTTGCCGAAGTGTGTTCCAGAAGCACGCCATCGAGGACTACGGCCGGCGAGTCGATGAGCAGCGCGTGGTCTGCGGCGCCGCTGTTGCGGATCGTAGCCGTTGGCACTCCAGCAGAGCTGCCTGCGCCCACGATTGTCACCGCTTTTGTAATCGTCAGCGCAACCGACTGCGAGAAGCCATCAGCGAGCACGATCACGTCACCAGACGCGCACGCGGTGTGCGCCTGCTCGAGCGTCTCAAACGCCCTGCTCTCGTGCAGCCCGTCATTGACCGCGTCGTCGCCTGTCGCGCTGTTGACGTACCACGTGCGCCCGAGCCCCATCACGTACAGCGGCCTGCACGTTGCCACCTGCCCTCCCAGATCTGCGCCGATGCCGTTTGCTAGCAGCTCCATCTAGGTCATCCTTCCGATGCGCCCCGCCACGCCGTACACGTGGCCCGCGGGCTTGCTCAGCATCACAGCGCGCGTGAGAAGCTCTGCTGCCTGCGCTCGCAACCCCAGCACCGTACCAGCGGGCAGCGAGCTTGCCTGAGCAAGCTGCGCAGCGAGCGCTGTCACCACGTACAGCATCCAATAAGGCTCAAGGTCGAGCGTCACTCCGTCCGTGTCCGCGTCCGTGAGGCGCCGCTCGCACATCACGCGCAACGTGCCTTCTTCGTCCGGGATCGGATGCAGCCACAGCGCAAGCGGCGGGGCTGTCTCAGAGTGCGCATACGCGAGCGTCGGCCGCCCGACTTGGTCGCGCGCGCCAAGCTGTTGCCACGCGGTGGCTCCGATCACGCTCACGTGGCTCTCGCCGCTGGGCTGCGAAACGTCCTCACCCGCGGCGATGTACTTGATCGGACCGACAGACCTCACCCTGTCTGATAGGTCGTACTGCCACGTCCCCACCGTCAGGGGCACAAGCTCGAACACCCACGCTCGCGCCTGAGCGCCGTGGACCTCGAGCCCGTCGATCAGCATCTCTAGTGCTGTCCGCGCAAAGCTCGCCTGAGCCGTGCTCGGAGTCTGATCGATCTCGATCAGCCCGGCCAAGCGGTAAGCGTGCGCCCCAAGCTGCCCGACCGTGAAGGTCCGACCGATGCTGCTTGAAACCGCCACGCTTCACCTCACGCGCTGACCACGGTTACCTCGCCCATACGCTCGCCCGCCAGGTTTGCGACGTACACGTTGCGTCCGAAAGTGAAAGAGCCAACAGACGCGCCCCATGCCCCGACGGCATCGCCGAGCACCATGTTTCCGGCTGCATCGTCGAGCACCGTCATGCCCACGTTGTTGACGTGGCCCGAGCAGCCGGCCAAGCAGGTAATCGCGTGCGAGGAGGCGGCCAGGTTGTTGCGCACGTGCAGACCGTCGATCTTCACGTTCGTGCTCGCGGTCGTGATGAACTGGATCGGCCCCACGGTCGCCGAGCTGGTTGCCCCTTCGATGTGGGTCCCGCCGCCGATGATGGCATGGTCGGCGCCCACCAAACGCAGGAACGTGGTGGCAGTCGCCGCCGTCGCCCCGATGCACCGGTTGTTCCAGAACACGAAGTCATCCGCCGCAGCGGTCGTGGTGATGCCGATCGTCACCAGCTGGTCAGCGTCGACGCCCCAGTTGATGTAGCAGTTGTCGATCACGGCGCCCGGGGCGCTAATCGTGATGGGAGCAGCCACGGTCAACGCCGTCGTTGATGCAGTCGGGCCGGCCAAAAACAGCCGCGAGTTGCTCAGCCGCACGTTGGCAACATCGAACAGGAACGACGCTGCCGCAGCCGTCCAGGTGAACGACGGCCGGCGCGCGCCAATGCCCTGCCCGATGATCTGCGTGCCTTCGCGCAAGTTGCTCACGCTGTCAGCCGAAGCGAAGCTCTCCGCGTGGTCTGGCAGCACGATGATCGTGTCGCCGAGCCCCGCGTTGACCATCGAGCACGCGGCGTTGAGATTGGTCACGATCTTCTCGACCGGCAGCACCTCGGCCGTGCGCGGACCGCCGGAGCGCAGGTAGGCCGCAACGCGCGAGCCCGCTGCCAAAATGGTGGAGTGTGGCAGTCCCACTCCCGCCAACGCGTCGTATTGCGGCATGGTCATCGTGTCACCTCGCTCAGAAGTTCACGCCAATGGTCGAGCGCGCGTTGTTTGGGATGCCAGCGGCAAAGCACATGTACACCGCGTAGCACAGCGTCATGCTGCCGTTTTCGAGCCAGTCGAACGAGTACAGCTTCTCTCGCTCGCGGTAGGCCCATCCTCCGTCTGCGTCGGTGTTGAAGCAGTAGTCCGTGGTCGTGCCCTGCCAGAACCGGTTGGGCACGAGCTCGAGCTTCATGTCGGCCACGACGTTGATGGCGTTGAATTCGCCTGCGCCCGGCTTTTTCTTGCTCATCGTCGCGACCTCCCACGACTCGAGCTGATCAACAGGAAACACGACTGACGTGAGAGAGTGGTTGCCGACTAGGCCGTCTCGGCCAGGCATCTTGGTGGCCATCGTGCGCGCGGCCAAGATTGCGCCGGTAGACGCTCCCATTGCGGTTGCGAACTGATTGCTGAAGGTCGACGCCGAGTTGCGGTTGAGCACATGCGCGGTGCTCCACACCGGCTGACCGTCGGCCATCGGCTGAAGCGCGCTGTTGCCAAACTCGAGCATCGAGGTCATCTGATACTCACGCGTCAGCTTGGCCGAGCGATGCAGGTGATAGCCCGCGTCGAGCGCGCGCTTTTGCTTATTGTCGCGCACCACTTCGTGACTGAACATCAGCTTGAGCGCGAGCCCGCGAGGGATGTAGCGCTCGGTGAAATCGAGAGCCACGGTCCCCGGCGCGATGTCGCCCGTCTCGTTCTTCTCCGCGAGCAGCCCCGGCCCAACGACCCCGGTCACGTCCTCGTAGGCGTGCTCCATGTCTTTGGACTCGCACCAGTGCGTGTAGACTGGAGGCACATTTGCGTCGTCGTACTGCACCTCCTCCAAGTTGTCGCGCAGCGCTTCCCAGATATCGGATGTCGTTACTGTCGCCATCGTTGACTCCCCTCAGACGCCCGTGGTGCTCTGCATTGCGTGCAGGTTGAAGCTCACTTGCAGCTTGACGTTGGCCCCGCTGAAGTCTCGGTTGCATGGAGGCGGCGGAACGTTTTCGATCCGGCACACGAGCGTGTTAGTGACCGCCTGATTCGCGATGTCGAGCTTCGGTTTTGCGCGCTTCTCGCCGCTGGCGCCGGTCAGAATGTAGTTGACGTTTTCCCCGACCATGTCCTGATACAGCGCCTGGGTCGTCGCGGTCGTATTGTCGTCGACGTCGATCTCCCACAGTCCCGCCGTAACTGGGATGACGTACACGTACGACTGTCGCGAGAGTGCGGTTCCCCAGGCGACATCGGAGGGGATGACATCCGAAAACACCAGGCGGCTTTCGCTCACGCTCCAGTGCGGTGCCACGCCTAGGACGATGCCCCACGGCAGAAGCGCGCCGCCTGCGCCCTCCACTCCGTCACAAAGCGTGACGGTTCCTGTCGAGGTTTTGATAACGGGATCGCCCCGGCCCAGTCCGACGTTTGCTGCTCCGCCGTTGACATCGAACGACTGCGAGGTAGCAACCGGGCAGCGGATCGTACGCGGGTAGTCTCGCCCCCCGTCAATGCTTCCGCCGACGAACCGAAACCCGTACATCGCGATATTGTCAGCCATCGTTCATCCCCTCACGGTCGATGAGCAAGGTCCGCCTCGCTCGCCACTGAAATACCGATACCCTCGCCGACCGGCACATCTGCTGCAAAGCCCAGATTTCCGCGCCTGGGCCAGCGCTTCAGGCGCGCGAGCGCATCGGCGCGCATCTCTTGCCTATATGCGTCATGCGCGGCCCTTGATGCCGACATGACGAAGCAGTCGGAGACCTCGATCATGTCGCCATCGCGCGCTTCGACTACGCCCCGAGGGCGGACGCCGCCCTCCCTGTAGCGCTCGTAGACCCACCCCTCGGCGACGAGCCTCGCGCGGCCGGTCTCGTCGATCTTTCCCATTAGCGCGTAGACGCGCGCGGGGTCTTCGTTTACCAGCGTCATCCAGGCGAGCGCCCGGTCAACCGGTCTGTGCGTGGGATCTACTCGTCGGCCTGATGGTCGTGTCATCTGGAGCTTGTTCGCCTCGAGCCAGCTGGCGACAGCCCCCTTGAGTGACAGACGCGCGGTCAGGGCACCGCATCGCCGATCTGACGTCCCCGGAGGCTACCGAAAACGCCGAATGCGCCCGTGATACCATCGGGCGATGGCGATGTCAACCCTGCTCGTGCAAGTGCACTAGCCGGCCTTGGCCCTGGCCAATTTTTTCTCTAGTCGCCGCTTGATGTTGACTTGCACAAACTTGGCGTAGCGCGCCTCGGGATTGCGGATTGCTTTGTAAAGCAAGTCAGCTGCTGCCATGTCTGTCTCGGACATCTTGTACTTCTTCTGGATTGTTGGCGCGTGGTCGTCGCCACTTGATGCACCGCGGCCTGGCGCGGCGAGGCGGTCTCTAGCGGCCTGCGTCGGGGCCTTGCGCGTCATATTGAGGTGCGAGCGCACCGCTTCCATGGTGTCGGCGAGCGTGGCCCAGCCCGCGTCTGCGCCCTGCTGCACCTTTGCTTGATACATGGCGCGCGCGAGTATTTCGCCGCTGGGGTGCGCCATTACGTCGGCGTGCTCGCGCATCAGTATCACCCGCGCGGCGGCGGCCTGCGGGTCTTCATTCTGGCGCTGCGGCGGGTCGGTGCGCTTTCTCTCGAGGGCGTTCTCCAGCGCCCTGCGGCGCTTCTCGAGCGCCCTGGCCCGCTCTCGGTAGCTGTCGAGCCTTTCAGGGCTCTTGGCGCCGGCTACTTCAGCGTTGTAGAGCGCGACGAGGCCGTCGCTGGCCGTCTCGAGGTCTTCGAGTTGTTCCTCGAGCGGGTCGCGCTGCTTAGGCGACTCAGGAGCGGCGCGTCGCTGCTCTTGAGCGCTCAGCGCCCCTTCCATGCGCGCGATTCGCTCGCGGAGCTCGCGCGCCTCCGTCTCGCGCTCCTTGAGCGCCGTCATTAGCGAGCCCTTGCGCGCTGCGCGTCGATCGCGACGAGGCGAGCGCTCGGCAGGCGCGGCTACCTCAACTCCGTCCGCTGAGTCTGCGTCGTCGCCTGGCTCCCCTGGCTGCTCCTCTTCGCTATCGTCGTCGCCGTCCCGCTCTGGCGCCTCCGGCTCAACCTCGTATTCCTTTTCTCCGCTTTCGCTACCGCTCTTTTTGCTCTTTGGGTCCATCACAGCGCCACCTTTTGGTAAGGCTCGATCGGCTCGAGCTTCTGTCCGTTTCGTTCGTAGTAGTGCCGTCCGTCGTCGCCTAGCCTCAACACCACCTCGCCTTTCGCGATGCGCTCGCTGAGGTCCTCGCTTCCGCGAATATCGCCCACGAGGCAAATCTCGCCCCACTGGTCCTGCCCGAGAATGACACCGCAACGCACCCGCGTCATGACCGGCGACGCCATCTCGACCACGTCACCGAGCTGCATGCCGTGATGGTAGAGCACGTCGAGGGCGGCAAGCCCGCCCGCGACGATGACGCCCGAGGGCGCCGTGTTGCGCTCGAAGGCGCGGTCGGCTTCTGTCTGCAAAATAGACGTGCCCTTGTAGGCCTCGCCGCCGTCGCGGTCTATCCGGAAGAGCTTCACTGTGTCGTAGGTCGGCTGAAACCGAAAGTAGCTGTCGATGATGCGATACTTGATGCGCGCCGCATCGAGGTGCGATGGCAGTCCGAGCGCGCCCGGAGGCGACACCTGCGCATCGCGCGCGGCGCGCTTATCTGCCAGGAACTGGGCTTTGGCGCGCACTTTCGCGTCGACATTCGCGAGCACCTCCTCGCTGGCCGCTTCGTTACCGCCCCCCAAGCTCACAGTACTGCGCTGCTTCATTGTTGTCCCTCTTCGTCTTTTCCACCGAGCAGCGCGAGCACCCGGCGCAGCTCCGCGTATTTGGCGCTAGTCGACGCGAGCAGATAATTCCCGCTGGCTGCGGCCTTCATTCGCACGGCTGCGCGCAGCATCCGCACATCCCGCTCCATGGTCGCCCGCGCGGGGCGCGCGCCGACTTGCCAATCGCGATCGACGACCTCCCCCATCGCCGTCAGCGCTGCGTGCAGAACGCGTGCGCGCTCTGCCACCGCCGACAGCTCAGCGTCATCGCTCGCGCCAACGAACCGCTCGAGCTGCGCGAGCGCATCGGCGGCTTCGGCTTCGAGTTGGTCGCGCAGCTTGCGCGTTTCTGGATGCTCTTTCCATAGGTCCGCGTGTGTTCCTGCTTCGACTATCGTGGTCATGTTCCTCTTGGTTTTGGTGGTGCTGCTGGCCTAGCTCCCTGCGGGGCTGCTTGTTGCGGCGGTGTGGCAGGCGGGGTGCCAAGTGGCACTTGCGGTGGCGGTGGCGGCGGCCCGAGCGTTGGCACGAGCGCCGATTGACCCCGCACCTCGAGAGCGGCCTTCGTCGTCTCGTAGATGAACAGCGGGCTTCCCATCAGCGCGGGCACAGCACGCGGCAGCGCCACCAGCTCGTCGGCTTCTGCACGGCGCTGCGCCTCTGTCGCGAAGCGCAGGTCTGTGCGCCAGTTGTAATGGTACGGCTCGTCATACCATTCCCGCCGCACCGTAGCGGTCACCGTCTCGTTGGTGCGCCAGTCTAGCAAGAGCGCGGCGTGCGTCTCGTCGAGATAGGTTGCGTTCAGGCGTGCGTTGTTGCGGATGATGTTGTCGAGACCACACCACACGTATTTTTGTGCGGGCGAGGACAACATGGCGGTTGCCTGCTCAACGCGGCCCTGGAACCCTCGCGCTGTTTCTCCACTCTTGCCCGGCGCTCCGCCGAGCACGTCGGGCGATTGCATGGACGCCTGCCCCCACTTCTGCGCGAGCGAAGCGAGCTCGAGCAGCTGCGGGTTGGCGGGCCCTGGGCGAAGGTCGATCATGTGCTTTCGAAGGTCGTCAACGCTCATTCCCGACAAGCGCGTGAACTTGCCGGGCGTGAAATCCACTTCATCGGCGTCCTCGTCGTCAAACTGCACCATTTTGTCAATCAGCCACCCGCCAGCGTTAGCGAGCGTGGCGGAGTGCTCGAAGGCAGAGACGCTGTCGTTGGCCAGCATGTTGAAGTCTGCCAGCATTGCGCCGCGGCCGAGGCCTATGCATCCGCTCAAGTTCTCGATATCCACAACGTGCGTGAACATGTGCACGGGCCTCTTGCGCGCCGGCGCTGGCTCGGTCTGCGTTTCTGTCATCCAGCTCGGCCGCACGGGCGGCGGAGGCAAAACGACTTGGTCTAGTTCTGCGCTTAGCGCTGCGAGATCTAAGCCTTGCGCTGCGCCCATCTCGAAAGCGGAGGCCTTGCTTTCGGCGATTGCCCTCACTTCGGACTCATAGGTTGCGAGTTGCGCGTTATACACGGCCCGCTCTTGCGTCTGCCGGCTCACACGCAGCTTCTCTTCGCTCGGCACTTCTTCGAGCACGCGCAGCTCGAGCACGCGCTTGGTTTTGCTGTCTACGACGATGCGGCAGAACCGCTCGCGCTTTTCCTTTGGCAGCCTCACCCACGTTTCTTGCTGGTAGAGCTTGTAGACGCCCGTGGGCTCTTTGTCAGGCTTCTCTATTCCGAGCCGCTGTGCCGCCGCCTGGGCCTGCTCGTCCTCTGGGTCGCCGCGGTCTTCCCCTTCGTCGTCCTCGCCCTCGAGGACATCTTGCACGTCCAGCCATGTGTCTTGGTATGACTCAAGTTTGTGGCGCGGCAGGCGCATGACTTTAGTCACGCGCGGGCAATCGCTATAATCGGGCATGGTGCTTGTGTGCGTGTAGGGCACGACGAAGTCATCTGCTGACAGCGTGTCGTGAGCGTTGCTGCGTGTCTCATTGTCGTAGTAGCTATGCGCCGTGGCGTCGCCGAACAGTCCGAAGTTCATGAGCAGCCGGTCCTGCTCGCGATAGAAGTTGCGGATGCCCTCGCGAAACTGCCAGTTGTCATAAAGCGTCATCTGCGCGGCGCGCTCTCGTTTTTCCGGCGAGTTAGCAACTACGGTCATGATGTATCGTCTGTCTTTGAACACCTCGGCGCCGATGCGCCCGACCCATCGCAGCGTATTTTCGAACAACACGGGCACGTGGCGATTTGCGGCCCCCTTGTATGGCAGGCTCAGTGTCTTTAGATCTCCTCGAAACAGAGCGAGGATTTCATTACGCCTAGCGCGGTGCGCCTCGTTGCTATCCCAGTCGCGCCTAAAATCCTCGTCGACGCGGGCGCCGAGCTTTTTCAGAAACTCGCGTCCTTTTTTCCTCTTGCCCATCTTCAGGGCCAAGTTGCCTTCGTCTTCGTCTTCGTCTTCCGTCTTCGCGTCGTCTTCCTGCGCGACTTCGGACGGCGCAGCGTTCTCCTCCAGGTCGTACTCATTTTCCTTCATAGCTGTAGACCTTGTTTCTCCCGGCCTTCTTGTTTCTTTCGAAGATCGACCTATCGGTCACCTTATCGAGCAGACCGCTGTACCACTTTTCCTCGCGCGACTCGCCCACTCGCTGCGGTCTGTCGGCGTACTCCACTGCGTACAGCAGTGCGTCAAGCGAGTGGTCGTCACGGTATCGCGTATCCGGCTCGTTGCGATTGTGCTCGTCGGGCATGATTTGCGGCAGGTTGCTGATGATATCGCGGCAGTTGTCGAAGAACACGATTCCGCGTTGGCGCTCGAAGCCGCGCCCTCGCAGCCGCAGAGTCAAGCGTTCGCTGTTGCGTTGTCGGGAGCGCTTGTTGGCTCGGTCCCAGGGCACCCCGGCCCGATAGAAGTCCTCGGCCTTACTCACGCCTACGTCGCCGCGCTCTTCCCAGAGCTGGGTATCTGCGGGCCCCGTGATGAGCGAGCGCCCGTTTTTCGCCAACCCCACGGCCGTCTCGAATTCGATGACCTCGCAAGCAACCTCTTGCGCGTCTTTGCCGCGAAACATCAGTTCGCGGTGGCAGACCATTTCGTCGTCCGGGGTGACAGCCCACCACTGGATGCACCCGTTACTGCGAAAACCCCAGTCCATGGACCTAAAGTGCCGCCACTCGCGCGGCACTGCGAACGGCCCACATACGTGCTTACGGGGGTCCCAAACATCATCGAAGAACGCCCCCACCACGGAGTACCAGTTACCTTCGAGGTAGGCCTTCCGGATTTGCTCAGGCATTGCGAGCAGCCTTAGCTCTACTTCACGCACAAAGTCCGGGTTGGGGTTGTCGTAGAGCGTGGCCGGGAGATAAATCCAGTCCCATACGTCTGTAGTTCCGTCTTGCCTGGTCAATATTTTCTGCAAGGTGACACCCCCGCTTGGCGCGGGGTCAACGAAGCGCTTACGGACCCACTGCGGGTCCGATACGGATCCGCCCTCAGTGCTAGACCCTGGGTTAGACATACTGCGGATCTTGAGCATTGGCCCAAGCACTAGATCTGGCGATCTACAGCGCAACCCAATCTTGTTATACTGGTCTTCATCGAACTGGTTCAGCTCATCGAACGCTAGATGGGTGCACTGCCTCGAGAAGTAGTTGATCCACGAGCCTTGTTCTGTGCAGTGGTTGTACTGGTAGATGTAGCCACTCGAAAATGTCCATGTATTAGACTTGGCGTTGAACTTGGCACCGGGGTCTATCAGCTGGAAGGCCGCCTTCGAGTTGCGGATTGCATCCTCGAGCATCGGGGTAGAGCGCCGGAAGTACCACGCAGCCCCCGTACTGGCCCCCCATTCCATGTGGTTCGGATGGTTCTTATCTGCGCACCGCTCGTGTTCGGCGAGTATTTGTGCCAGCGGGTCATATTGCAGGCATACGCTCTTGCCAGGACCCACCGCGCCCGCGCCGAGCGCTTCTTTGTGTTTGAGCGAGTGGTATAGAGCCTGCCACCGGCTAGGCTCGTAGATAAGCTGCTTTGGTGTTGGCTCATCGGGCTCCATCAATAAAAATCCTGCTGGGCGGAGCCAAGCCAGTCGCCCTCTAACCAGCGCAGCGTGACGAGGTCGACCCGTCCGGCTGTTGCTGTGATCGTCGGCGGGGCACCGCCTTGCCAGAGCACGGTCACTGGCCACCCTGCGACTGTGAAGGCCCCCTGTTGGTGCACCATTACGACAACTGTAGCCGCGTCCGCTGGTGGCGTCACAAGCTCTACGCTGGTCACATCTTGCGTAAGCTCAACGACATGGACTTCTCCGTCCGCCGCGTTGATGTGGAGTGCCCCTGCCGCGACGGCCACCGTTGTTACGGCGTGTCGGTCATCGATGAGCGAGTTGACGGCCCTGAGCAGGGCTTTGACTACTGGTTGCACCTCGCGCTGGACTGCGCCGATGATGGTTTGCTGTGTCAGCTGACGATCTGACAGTCCGCGGTCTATTTTTGCAGTGGTCATGCGTCCCTACTGAGCCCGCGCATGGCATCGGTGATCGCACGCCAGAGGGCGATGCGCGCTGGGTGAGCGGTTTTTCCTGGCCCGAGAGTCGCGAAGGCGACAACCTGCTGGCCGGTGAGGTCTTTGAAGTCTTTGACGTGCTGGTAGATTGCGAGCAGGCGACAGAGCTGGCGATCGGCTGCGAAGGCGACACGTGCTACGTCAGCGGGTGTTAGTGGCCGCGATTCGAGAGCGAGAGTCCAGGCCGAGGTATCGAGGCGCTGGAGGACTCCATGCGGCAGGTCGAGCATGAGCATTTGCTGCCCGTTGTGCATGACAACGTAGGCGCGCTGCCCGGTCTGGTTGTTTCTGTAGTACGTCTTGCTCACCTTTAGCGCTCCCGCGAGCCATCTTGCAGCACGAGGACAGGAAACTCGACTTGGGGGATTTCGCGCAGGCGCACGACGGCGACATTGAGTTGCGGAGCGCGCTGTTGTTCGTCGCGGTTACGCAGGGTTCCGGTCATGACGGCGGTGGCGAACTTGGCGCCGATGGGCGTTTCGGAAGCTTTTGTTTGGCCGGCCTTGACTCTCCGGAAGCGAAACCAGGCTTGCTCTTCGCCGAGCGCGCGGACCCACTGTTCAGGCGGGACGGTGGCGTCATCTGGAAGGCTGTAGTAGCGCATGGTGTCTCGAGCGCCTTGGAGTGCTTCTTCGAAGACCTCTGCCTCGAGGATCTTGAGCCGCTCGGCATCGCGTTGAATCTGGCGATGGTGGCGCACTCTGAGCGCATGCTCCCCGGCGTCATGAGCGCGCGATGGTAGTGCGCGATCGCTGACGCCGGGGTTGGGCGGCTCGGGGGCATTTAGCGGTGTTTCAAGATCACTCACCGTTAGAACCTACTCTTGCGCGGCCGTTGGGTCGAGCGAGAGCAAGCGTTCTGGTGTCTTGTTGTCGTTTAGGCCGCCAAGACATTCGGGATCAGCGAGGACGAAGGCAATCGTGGCTCTTCGCTGCGCTGGCTCGAGCGAGCCTAGCAAACGGTAGAGCGCGCGGAGGACCTTCACCTGCTTTGCCATAGGGATATGCCCTCGTGTAGGCACGCGCGCACAGTCGTCTACTGTTGCTGCTGATGTCATATTGCCACTTACCTGTTGTTGGGGTTACAAGATGTAGGGAAACGTGTGCACGTAAAATATTTATATCTGGGCTTAAGAGCCCGTAATGGCCTACGGCCGTCCCGGCTTCGCCGCGCCGACCGTAGCAGCCTCGCGAGTTGCTCGGTCTGCTTCTCCTGCATCGTCTTCTTGTTTAAGACCGAGACGAGCAGCTATTAGGGCGGTGCCCCCGGTGGGCGCCCGCCATCCTTTGTCGCGTCGTCTTCGCCGACCGACCGTCCGTCCGTCCGTCCGTCCGTCGGGCGCGCCCGCGGGGCGCCGCGTCGTCTTCGCCGACCCCCGAGGGCGCGCTCTGGCGCCCCTGAAGGGGTCGGGCTTCTCCCTCCCCCTCAGACGCAGGCGCGCGAGATCAGATAGCGATAAATTCATAACCCGCGCAAGGGGGTAAATGTAGGCAAGCGACGTCCCCCCCCTAAAATAGACATGGGGTCAGCGGAATACGCGCAGCACCACTGTAATCGAACCCCCCAAACGAAAATATTGCGCGGCTTTTTTGTTAGAGCATTTGCGTGCTGCTATCCTGTAGGTGTTGCTATCGCTGCGTATTACACCACGACGACGTGCGCCATACGCGCCGCTTCGGCTTGTTTTAGTGGCTTTGCGAGGCCACGATCCACCCACCCCATAATGGCTTCAAACCCCTGGATTTCCGCTTCCTCTCTGGCCGCCTACCTCGGTGGCCAAGCAGCCCTGGCTGCCCTGCTCTCGGCCGCAGGCCTGCCGCCCACCATCCAATCACTTACCAGGCCGCAGGCCCGCGCCGTCTTGCAGGCCCGCGCTGTCGCTCTCGCCAGCCAAGGTGAATTGTTCGGCGCTCGCCCAGTTTCCCAGCACCGCCAGCCCATCCAATCCCTCGTTTTCGACGCCATCCAGGCGCTTCCCTTGGCTACCCCTGCTCAGCTAGCCAAGCTCATTTTCCCCTCACCCTCTCAAGTCGAAGTCGCCTACGTCCGTAGAGCCATCCGCAAGCTTCGTAGCAAAGGCCTCCAGCTTCAGGTCTCAAAAGGTGGCCCTCGGCTGCCAGCGCAAGTGTCAATCAAGCCGCCTGCCAAACCGCGTAACCCCCCTAGACCAAGGGGTCCCGTCCCCATCGCCTTCGCTCCCAAAAAGCCCTAGCTCTGGCGTGGTCACTAGGGGGGGGCCACCCGACGTGAGCCCCCCCCGGCTCCCCTTGCCCCCCTAGTGGGAGAGGAAAGCGAGTGGAGAAGTGAGCGAGCTGGCGAGGGCGAGCTGGCGAGGGCGAGCTGGCAGTGGGAGAGGGGAGCGGAGGCGCGAGGGGAAGGGCTGTGTGTCGGGGAGGGTGTCGCGGTGTTGGGGAGGCGGGTACGCCGGAGCGGGGGCCCCCTGATTCCGGCTGCGCGCGGTGCGGAGGGGTGAGGCTTGCCGCGCCGAGTGACGCACGGGGGGTCGCGCATGACGCCCCGGCTTGCCGCGCCGAGTGACGCACGGGGTTGTTGGGGGTGTGCGCGAAGACGCACAGCCGGTGGCGCGCGGGGATCGCGCATGACGCCCCGGCAATCTTTGGGATACTGGCCCCGTGGGGGAGTGGCACTTGGCGGCGTTCGACTTGTCCCCATCCAGGGACCGCAGCAGTGTCGCACGGGAGTGGCGGAGCGTGGGGCGTCCCCCGTTTGGAAGGTGGCGTTGAGGCTGCGAGGGAGAGCTTGCGGCCCCGAGGAAGGCTGGAGCGCGGCGTAAGTGAGAGAGAGACGAGGTGGCGAAGAGCTAGGAGGGCGAGTGGTCGAGAGGAAAAAACGGCAGGGGGCGGGCGAATTTCAACGCTTTCCCCTTGCGCGCACTATCTGGCGGGACTATAGTCTCTGTAGATAGAGCGTCACGAGGCGCTGCGAGAAAGAGGCCAAAAATGGGGACAGTGATCGGACTGATTGTTCTTCTTACGGCAGGAGGCGACGGCACCCTGAGCTCGCGGCGAGCAGTGGTGGTATGTCAGTCTGAGCGCTGCGAGGCCCGTCTACTCGCGGGCGAGCCATCGCTGACAGCCGGCGACTGCGCGAGAACGGCGGGCTACCTCGAGGAGGCGGAGGAGGCGGAGGAGGTGGAGAGGTGCTCTCCCGACGGGGTGACAGTGACACTGTCGGCCGCAGGGCTGCTGTCCTCTCTTGCCGCGCTATAGTTTCTTCATACACCGTGCGCTGCGAGCGCGAGAAAGCGGAGCGAAAATGTCGAACACGGCTCTCAAAATCACACTCACCGGTTGCGCGCACGCGAAAATCACGACGGTGTCAGTGGGCGGGTACACGGCGCCGGTCGGGCGGGAGCCAAACCCAGCGGCGCACGGAGGAGTGAGCGCGACTGAGGAGTGTGCGGGGTGCGGGGCTCGGCGGAAAGTGAATGAAAATGGGTGGTGTCGGGAGGAAGGTGCGTGGTGGGATCGTCTCAGTGCAGTGAGCGAGGCAGGGGCGCGAGTGTCTAGGGCCCGTGCGGCTGCGCTCGAGGCCGGCGCACGAGAGCTGGTCTCTTCGAGCGGGGATCGCGTCCGCGTACAGGTGGAGTCGGACGGGTTCGTCTCGGTCCGCGGACCGCACCTATCCGAGGAGGGTGATGCGATCGTGCACGCCAGCGGACTGCTCGCGCTCGCGGTTCGGCTGCGCGAGGCCATCGCAGAGGCCGAGCGACTCTGACGCCGGCGCACAGGAGTGTTACGCGCCGCCGCGTGTGCTTCGCGCGCCTGATGAGTCGCCGCGCAAATCGACTAGCGCGCATCACTTTTTCGAGGATTCCCCTTGAGCCGGCTATCTAACGGCGCTATAGTTTCTTCATACACCGCGCTGCGAGCGCGAGAAAGCAGACCGAAAATATGGACGACCCGGCGAACAAGATCGTGACGACCTACCCTTACGAGGGGGGGGTGCGCGCGTGACTGACGCCCGTATACTCTCGCTGCGCGTCGCACGAGCTCGGCGACTGCTGCCCTCCGAGCTCGTCGATCAGCTAGAGGCGGCCGCCACCAATCTGGCGCGCCTCGGGCTCGCGATCCGCGCGCTCGACTGCGACGCGCAGACAGCGCGAGACTGTCTCGAGCGGCTCGGCTACCTCGACCACGACCGCTGCGCAGCCTGCGGCCAGCCAGCTTCGCCGCGCGAGCTGCTCGCCTGGGACCAACCGCGCGAGCGAATCTACCACCGCAGGTGCGTGCCTTGACCGCGCCACAACCCGCCATCTATCACCTAGGAGCCACCCCCATGCCTCTCTCGCCACTCCAATCGATCCTCGCCAGGCTGTCGATAGCGCCTCTGGACTACTGCCCGACCTGCGAGGGCCTCGGCAGCCTCTACGACTATGTCGGCGACCGCGACTGCTCGGAGCTATGCCCGACCTGTCGCGACCCGGACGGCCCAGCGCCAGATCTCGAGTGCGACAGCTGCGGGCGAGCGGGCGAGCAGCTACTCCTGTTCCGGCCGGCTGAGGGCGATGGGGCCGACCAGCTCGCGTGCCGCTCGTGCGCAGCGCTCGAGCTGTCGCTCGGGGTCGGACAGGACGGCACCGAGCGACAGCTCGCGGAGATGGCCGCGCTCCTGCGCGAGCACTGCGCCTCGCAGGCGAAGGAGCGCGCCGCTATCTACCTCGCCCTGATCTCCCACAGGAGCGCTCCGTGAGCGCGCAAATCGAGCGCTCTCGCCATCCGCGAGCTGCCTGTGCCGACGGTCTCGAGTGTCGATGCGCAGCTGGAGCTCGCGCTGGTCGTGGGCGCGCTCGAGGACCTTGCGACGGCGCTCGAGTCGTTCGGAGGCGAGACCACTCCTTGACCCCGCAAAATCCCGCTGATTTCGCACAATCGACCGGTGGCAAGTCGATTGTTGCGATTCGGGCTTGCTATCCGGGTGGGGCCGTGCGATTGTCTCTTTGTCGGGCGCGGTGCTCGGCGGAATGGGGAGAGCGGACGATGACGAGGCTGGCTTCATGCGCGGACGCGTCGAGCGTGACGGCAGCTACAGCCTGACCTGACCCCCCCCACTCCGATCCACGGGCCTAGCCCTCACACCGTGAGGGACTGGCCGGCCGATCGGGGCCGAGGCAATGGAGAGCGGAACATGGACAGACCCTACAAGTTGGTGCGCGACTGGTATCGACCCGTCGCCGATCCGTCACAATTCTGCGGTCGCATAATTGCGTCCTACGCCACGCTCGGAGCCGCGGTAGCCGCCGCGCGCCGCAGAAGTCCAGAAGGACTAGAAGTCATGCGCGGCGGAGCGGTGTTGAGAACGCTGTCCCACCACGGGCTACCGAGTGACCCACGCTGGGACGCGGAGTGATCCTGCCCCTCACCTCCACCCTAGCCCGCGCGATCCACGCGCGCGATCCGTCGCTCACCCCGACCGAGATCTCGCGCGAGATCTCGGCGCTGCACAAGCGCACGTGCTCGCGACAGCAGGTCGAGCACGCGGTACGCGCGACCGGCAAGCCAGCGGGCAGGAAGCTAGATCACCCGCAGCCAAGCTCGAGACAGCGTGAGATAGCTAGCGCCGTCGACGGCTGCGGTACCGACACGATCGCAGATGTATTACACGCTGAGTACCTGCGCGGGCGCAGGAGGCAAGAGCCTTGATTTTGCGCGCTTTCCCGCAATCGACCGACGTCCGACAGCACAAGGCGCGCAACAACGGCACGCCGCACCCGCTTTGCGTGCGAGCGCTCGAGGCGCTCAAGCGACGGTGGGGCGTGGTGTGAGTACGCGAATCAAATGGCGACTGTTAATTCCGCTGCTGCGCGACGACGTGCGCGCCGCCGTGCTTGCCCGCGCGCTCGGAGTGGAGACCCAGCCCGCGAGCCACGCACTCTTCCGCTGCCGCGGCTCGCTCCGGAAAAAAGGCCCGTATCCACGGGTGGACTGGTCATCTGTGGACACGGCCTGGCTGATGACGGCGCCAGTGGCTCGTATCGCAGAAGGACTCGGGGTCAGCGTCACGACCGTGGTCACCCGCAGACGGAAGGCGGCAGAAGGTGGAATAGAGCGCGCCGAGCACCCAAACGCGCACAAGAAGATCGACTGGTCGCGCCAGCGACTTGGGTCGCGACCCGACGCGGAGATGGCCGCGCTCCTGCGCGAGCACTTCGCCGCGCAGGCGCAGGAGCGCGCAAATCGAGGTCGTGCAGGGCCCGCCACGCGAGCCTGTAGTGCAGGCTGCTGTCTGTGACACCCAATCCACCCCAACCACAACCCCAAAACCCCAACACAAAATGACCCAATCCAACCACACGTCTGCGGACCTCGCAACCTACCGTCTAGCGCAGAGCGAAGCTGCCGACGCAGCGCAGCTCCGCAGCACTGCTGTCGCTCGCAGGTGCGCTGTGAGCACACGGGCGAGCTGCTACGACTGCGCGGCCGCGGCGCAGGTGACGTCCGACCACAGACTGTCCGGCGACGGCCACACGCGCTGCCTGCGCTGTGCACTGCGGCGACTCGCGCAGCTCGAGATCGGGAGCCAGCACGGTATCGCAGCGCGCGCCTGGCTGGCGAGCACTACACGCAGCGCGCGCGTGGCACGCTCAATCCTCAGGAGCGCTCCATGAGCGAGCAAATCGAGGTCGTGCAGGGCCCGCCACGCGAGCCTGTAGTGCAGTACGCAGTTACGCCCGCGGACATCCGCGCGCTGGCCCAGCGCTACTCCGGCCTCTCTTGCGACACACGCGAGGGCTACGAAGAGACGCGCATCGCGATCGCGGAGCTGCGGACGACACGCGTGGCCGTCGAGAAGCGGCGCTGCGAGCTTAAGGCCTCCGCGCTCGACTGGGGGCGCAGGGTGGACGCGGCCGCGAAGGAGCTGACTGCGGCCATCGAATCAATCGAGGACCCGCTCAAGGAGCGCAGACGGCTGGTCGACGAGGCGCGCGAGCGCGCGAAGCGCGAGGCTGAGGAGGCCCGGCTCGCGGCCGAGCGGGCCGAGATCGAAGCTCGGCTGCGAGCCGAGCGTGAAGCCGAGGAAGCTCGGCTGCGGGCAGAGCGAGAGGCGGAGGAGCTTCGGCTGGCGCAAGAGCGCGCGCGGCTCGCTGCGGAGCGGGCCGAGACCGAGGCACGGCTGCGGGCAGAGCGAGAGGTCGAGGCAGAGCGCTTGGCCCAGGAGCACCGGCAGCTCGCGGCCGCGCGCGCTCTGCTCGAGGCGGAGCGGGCAAAAGCGGACGCAGCAGCGCAGGCCGAGCGCGATGCGCTCGCGCGAGAGAGAGCGGATTTCGCTCGCCAGCAGGCCGAGCGCGAGCGCGCAGAAGCCGCCAAGCAGGAAGCCGAGCGCGCGAAGCGCGCTGCTGAAGAACGGCGCGTCGCCGAAGCAGAGCGGCAGGCCGCGCTTGCGGCGCGGCTCGAGGCCCTCAAGCCCGACGCCGAGAAGCTCGCAGCGTTTGCTGCTGCTATCCGCGCGCTGCCAGTGCCCGAGGTGTCCAGCGCCGAAGCGCGGTCCGAACTGGCGCTCGTGCTCGCGGCGCTCGCTGACGTTGCGGGCGCGCTCGAGTCGTTCGGGGAGGGCGGATGACGGCGCGGCCCGAAGAGACCTCATCGTGGCTCGTGCTTGCGCGCGAGCTGCTCGCCTAGGAACGAACAAAACAACGAACAAAACAAGGAACCAACGATGCAACAACAACAACTAGAAGAGTTTTTCCCCGCCGCGCAAGCAGACCTCCTGCGCCGCACTCTGGGCGCCTCGCTCTCAGCCTCGCATTTCGAGCACTTCGTTCACGTCGCGCGCCGGCTGCGCCTGGACCCCCTCGCGCGCCAAATTATCGCGCTGGAGCGCACCGACTCCTACGGCCGGCCCAGCCTGTCGATCCAGGTCGGGATTGACGGCGCCAGGCTAGTCGCCGAGCGCCACGGACAGTACGCCGGCCAGCTGGGGCCCTACTGGTGCGGGCCCGACGGCGTCTGGAAAGATGCATGGCTGGACGCCGCTCCGCCCGCGGCGGCGAAGGTCGCCGTCCTGCGCAGAGATTTTGCGGAACCCCTGTGGGCGGTCGCCCGCTTCAGCTCCTACGCGCAAACGACCTCGAGCGGACAGCTCACCCGGCCGTGGCGGGTCATGCCCGACATCATGCTGGCCAAGTGTGCCGAGGCCCTAGCCTTGCGCAAGGCGTTTCCGGCGGAATTGGCCGGCATCTACACCCCTGACGAAATGGGGCAGGCCGACATGGGGCAGGCCGACCTCAGAGAGCCAACCCCGTCGCCAGCGCCCGTGACTGCTGCGCAGCTGGCCCAGCTGCGCGAGCTGGCCGGCGCCCTCGCTCTAGACGACGCGGCCAAGGTCGCGCTCGTGCGCGAAGTAACCAGCGGCGGGATGGCGACTCTCGATGCCGCCGGTGCGGAGCTGGTTATTCGCGCCATGCAGGCTCAAGTGGTCATTTGCGCCGGTGCTGCGCGCACCCCGGTGGCACAGTGACTCGCGGCCATAGGATCTCCGCGCTCCCTGTCGCGCAGTACTGCGGCGCGAGCGCCGCGCTGAGCGCCCAGCACGGGGCAGGGCGAGCAGCTGCGATGTCGAGCGCATTCCACGCGCGCTGCGGCGCGCAGCCGGGCGCTGCGGCGCTGTGGGCCCGCCTGAGCGCTGCCGAGCAGGGCGAGGTGAGCGCGTGGCGGCCGCCTGCCGGCGCAGTGATCGACGGTCGCGAGCTGCACTGGACAGACGCGCGCCGCGAAGAGCGCGTGGAGATCTCTGACATCACAGCAGGACATCCGGACGGCTATTGGCTAGTAGGCGAAGGTGTCATCGTCGGCGACCTCAAGCGCTCCTCCTGGACCACCCCGGACGGCCCGGCAAGCCTCCAGCTACTCGCGTATGGCTATGGCCTCGCTGCACAGCACGGCTGCGCGTGGTTCCGGACTGGCGTCTGGTCGCTGACCGAAGGCGGGTGGCAGTGGGGCGACAAGGTCGAAATGGGCACGATCCAGGCAGCTTGCCTCTTCGAGCGTATCGAAGCAGCAGCACTGAGCGACCCCGCACAGTTCGCCACGGGCCCCCACTGCTCGCACTGCTACGCTCGCTCCCACTGTCGCGAATACCTACTGCCCGTAGCCGACCCCGAAGGGGCGCTGGCACCCCTAGCCCACGCAGGAGGTCTCACGGCTGATAATTTCGTGGCTGCGCGACGGCTCTACGAGCGCGCCGCCGTCTATCTCGAAGCGGTGAAAAAGGGGCTAGATGGCTATCTCGAGCAGCACGGGCCCGTGCCCTCGGAGGATGGCCGCCTCGTCCTTCGGCATGTCGTCTCGAAAGGCGCTCCTAGCCTCGACCGCGCCGCGCTCGAGCGCGACCATCCCGAGCTTGTGCGCTCTTACTTACGCCCGGCAGCGCCGCGCTCGGGTGGCTACAGGTGGTGCAAACGGTGATGCCCGCACAGGTCGGGCTGTTCGACGGCCCAGCGCCCACCGTCACAGCGCCTCCCCGGCGCGACCCCGCCAACCCCTACGGGCTGCGATGGTACCAGCGGGCCGCCAAGGCCGCCATAGAACAAAGCCTCACAGACCACCGCTCCGCCCTCGCGGTGCTGGCCACCGGCACCGGCAAGACCCGCCTGGCCGCCGCTGTGATCGCCGACCACAACGGTCGCGCGCTGTGGCTCACCCACCGCGATGAGCTCGTGCACCAGTCCGCCGAGGCGCTTGGAGCAGTTACCGGTGAGCGAATCGGCATCGAACAGGCCGCAGACTACGCCTACGACGAACGCATCGTGGTCGCCAGCGTGCAGACACTTCTTAGTGCTGGCCGACTCCAGCGGCTCGCGCGCAAGGGTGACTTCAGCTTGATCGTGCAGGACGAAGCGCACCACGGCGTCAGCAAAAGCTTCCGCGGCCCCGCAGACGCCTTCCCGGCAGCCAAACTGCTCGGAGTCACGGCTACCCCTATGCGCGGCGACAAGCGGGCCCTGGCCACCCTGTACGAGCATGTCGCCTACCAGCTCGGCCTAGCCGAGGCAATCCAGGCCGGCGTCCTCGTCCCGATCCAAGGCCGAAACGTGCACATCGCATCAATCGACCTCACCGCCGTCGGCATCGTCGCAGGCGACCTCCGCCGCTCCGACCTAGACGCCATAATGCAGCGAAACGTCGAAGCCATCGCTGCAACAACGCTGCGCGAATTCCGCGCCAAGCAAGGAATCGTCTTTTGCCCGTCCAAGCGCGCCGCCGTCTACGCGGCCGAACGCCTGAACGCGATCGAAGACGGCTGCGCTGCTGCCGTCGTCGAAGACACCCCGGCCGCCGAACGCCAAGACCTGATGCGACGGCTGCGAGCGGGCAAAATCCCCTGGCTATGCAATGCCATGATTGCCACAGAGGGCTTCGACTGGCCCGCCGCCGAAGTCATGATCGGCGCGCGACCGACCAAGAGCAGGGGACTCTACACCCAAATGATCGGCCGTGTCACCAGGCCGCTGCCCGGACTGATCGACGGCCCCGACATGGACGGCCCCGACAAGGCAGCCGAGCGCAGGGCAGCGATCGCAGCGAGCAGCAAGCCGTTCGCGTACATCGCCGACCTCGTTGGCAACCGTGGCAAGCACGACCTCGCTGGCCCAGTCGACGTGCTCGGCGGCAATTTTAGCGAGGCCGCGCGCAAACGCGCGAGCATAAGCCTAACCAAGTACGGCGGCGACGTCGCCGGGCACCTCGAGCGCGCCGCCGCCGAAATCGCCCGCCAAGCAGACCGCACGCGCCTAGCTCAAGCAGCCAAAGAGGTCCAGGCCATGGTGCAGTACACGATCGAACACTACGACCCCTTCGAATTGATCGGCGCGATTCAGGAGGCCGCAGCGCCAGCGCTCAACGTGGCTGAGACCACTCCGCGCCGCGCATCACCGCCCGCGTCAATCCGCCAAGTCAACTACCTCAGCGCGCTAGGATATGATGTCGAAAAGATGCCAAAGACCACATCGAAAATGGCCAGCCGGCTGATCGGGCTGGCGCTCGAGCGCAAGCGCCAGGGGCTTGCGGGCCCCGCACAGTTGCAAAAGCTAGCGGGCTTTGGCATTTCCAACACTGCCACTTGGGCCGCGGCGGCCAGCGCAATTCGGTATCTCGAGTCGGTCGGCTATGGCGCGCTCGGCACAGTAGACCCCGCGCGCGTGCGTATGCTACTCGCCGGTGAGCGCCCAACAAGCGGAAGCCAGGATGACGCGACCTGCGCCTGACCCCACCTACCTGGCTTGGATCCGGTCGATGCCGTGCGTCGTGTGCGGCTCCCGGCCGAGCGAGGCGCATCACAGGACGGGCGGCGGGACGGGCACCAAGACTAGCGATCGGCAGACAATGCCACTCTGCACGGCGCACCATCGCCAGCTACACGACCTCAACGGCCACTTCCGCGGATGGCTCAAGGCGGACCTCCAAAGCTGGCAAACGCTCAACGCCATCGGCTACCTCGGTCGCTACATGCAGCGCGAGCAGCAGCACGACGACCCCTCCGTGTTCTAGCCCGCCCACACGTGCTATCGTGCCCAGCAGTGCGCACCGTAGGCCGCCATGTCCGCTCCGGTACCCCGGTCGGTGATTACATCGCGCGCTGTGGTCTCTGCGGTGCTCCCTGGCAGCGCTCGCTGCTGTGGCGCGACCGCTCCGGCACGCTCCGGTGCCCCCGCCACGATAGTGGACTAGACCGCGTTACGCTCGCCAAGATGGCCGCTCGCCGTCCACTGCGCCCGCGCGCCATGCGCAACGACGGCGACGAGTACTTCCCAGCCCCAGCACCAGCACCAGCCCCAGCCCCAGCACCAGCCCCAGCACCAGCACCAGCACCAGCCCCAGCACCAGCCCCGCCCGCGATCACCTCCCTCGGCACTGTGAGCGGTACGGAGGTCGGCGGCACGAGCGTGGT